ATGACCTGGTTTATTGACCGGCGTCTTAACGGCAAAAACAAGAGCACGGTGAATCGCCAGCGCTTCTTGCGCCGTTATAAAGCGCAAATTAAACAGTCGATCTCCGAGGCCATCAACAAACGCTCGGTGACCGACGTCGACAGCGGCGAATCCGTCTCCATTCCCAACGATGACATCAGCGAACCGATGTTTCATCAGGGGCGTGGCGGTCTTCGCCATCGCGTGCACCCAGGTAATGACCACTTCGTCCAGAATGACAGAATCGAGCGGCCACAAGGCGGAGGCGGCGGTTCTGGCAGCGGTCAGGGACAAGCCAGCCAGGACGGTGAAGGCCAGGATGAGTTCGTCTTTCAGATTTCAAAAGACGAATATCTCGACCTGCTGTTTGAGGATCTGGCCCTGCCGAATCTGAGAAAGAATCAGCACCGTCAGCTCAACGAATACAAAACCCATCGCGCGGGTTATACCGCAAACGGGGTGCCCGCCAACATCAGCGTGGTGCGTTCACTGCAAAACTCGCTGGCGCGACGCACGGCGATGACGGCAGGCAAACGGCGCGAACTGCGCGAGCTGGAAACCAGCCTGAAAGTGGTGGAAAATACCGAACCGGCGCAACTACTGGAAGAGGAGCGCCTGCGAAAAGAGATCGCCGAACTGCGGGCGAAGATCGACCGGGTACCGTTTATCGACACGTTCGACCTGCGCTACAAGAACTACGAAAAACGTCCGGAGCCTTCCAGCCAGGCGGTGATGTTCTGCCTGATGGACGTGTCAGGTTCAATGGATCAGGCCACCAAGGATATGGCTAAGCGTTTTTATATTCTGCTCTATCTGTTCCTGAGCAGAACGTATAAGAACGTGGAGGTGGTCTACATCCGTCATCACACTCAGGCGAAAGAGGTGGATGAGCATGAGTTTTTCTACTCGCAGGAGACCGGTGGCACCATCGTGTCGAGCGCCCTGAAGCTGATGGATGAGGTGGTGAAGGAGCGCTACGACCCGGCGCAGTGGAACATCTACGCCGCCCAGGCATCGGATGGCGATAACTGGGCGGATGACTCGCCGCTGTGTCATGAAATTCTGGCGAAGAAGATCCTGCCGGTGGTGCGCTACTACAGTTACATTGAAATTACCCGTCGCGCCCACCAGACACTGTGGCGAGAGTATGAGCATCTGCAAGCGATGTTCGATAACTTTGCGATGCAGCACATTCGAGACCAGGATGACATCTATCCGGTCTTCCGGGAACTGTTCCAGAAGCAGAGTTCGACAACCTCCAATTAAATGTTATTAATCAGCCAGTTAACTTTGTTTTTCTGGCTGATTTTATTGCATTTTCATCCTCATTTTTCTCCATGTTTTTCATTCACTTAAATTTTATTTTGGGGAATGCGATTTTGTAGAAGTGATTATGCAAAACTTCCTTTGGGCTTTAGGATGCCATCATGGGATGGAGGTTAAAATTCTCTCGTTCCGACCAAACCACACAAAAAAACCAGCCGCTTATGGCTGGTTATTCGTCAGTGAAGCATGGGGAACTTTATCTATATTGCAGGGCAATCATCATCTAATGCACGATTGATGAAGAACGTCACTCTGCCCAACACTTCCACCTCTTCCAGAGCGGTTCCTTCTATTGCCTCGCCATCATCCGTGATCAATGACTTACCCATCAGTTTTGCAAACTGCGTGTGGCCGTCGCACAAAATTAGCAATACATCTCCTGGTCTTTTTTTCGTGGCTGGCTCAATGACTGAAAACCCGACATCTGTTTCAAGCACCCTGCTTTCTGCCCCTATGTTGCACAGAACGGATGGAGAAAGTTGGCGTTCGACGTAATCGGTCGCAGGTGATGCAAATCCCATCAGAGGACCCTCCCCATGTTTCTCAGGATCCAGTACCGGTTATCGCTACCGTCTGTCGTCTTGTCAGCGAAGCCTGGCTGATTGCGCTCTATCCATGCATTTGCGTCGGCTCGGGTGAAGTGCCAGTTAAAACCACGCAACTTTTCTATAAAGCTGTCTGTTCTCAGGTAGCGGTAGCCCTTTGGGTTTTGCTGTATAGCCGCAATAAAAGCAGCATGAATATCCGGCTGACGGGGCATAGCGAACCCTCACTTTCTTGATTGCTGTATGCATATACAGTAGTATTTTAATAAAAACAGATCAAGCACAGTAACTTCACTTTGAGAGGAATGGGTATGTTCGTTGAACTGGTTTACGACAAGCGTAATGTTGCAGGGTTGGCCGGTGCCAGGGAGATTATCCTGGCTGAGCTAACGAAGCGGGTGCACCGCATCTTTCCTGGCGCTGAAGTAAGGGTTAAGCCAATGCAGGCAAATGGCCTGAACAGCGACGCCAGTAAAAGCGATCGGGAAAAGCTGAACCGAATGCTGGAGGAAATGTTTGAAGATTCTGACATGTGGCTGACCTCTGAGTCTCCTACTGTTCGCCAGGTTGGGCTTTAACTATCTATCGTGTAATATTCCCCGCGTTTGCTCGGGCATGAACACTGAGCAACCAACCGCCGCCCGTTCTTTCTTAAGTCGGACGGCGGTTTTCTTAGCGAAGCCGTTTCAATATGCTGTCTTCAGGTATATCAAGCTCCACCCTGTTTTAGCTCATCAACCTGTTTACTAAGTTCTGCTACCTTTGCGTTAAGTGCCTTTATGGCTGCAAGGGCATCCATCATCAGTGGGTTAAGGTCAAGGGTCATTTTACCCACTCCCTCAGCGCTGTGAACGTACTGCGGGTCAATCTTCTCAACCTGCTGCGCGATTACACCACGGCGTACTGCTTCACTGTCGTCATCCTTATACCTGAACGATACGAACTCCATCGCATCGATGTTTGCCAGCGCGATTTCCGTATCAAGTTCAGTGATATCTTTCTTAAAGTTGATATCAGATGTCCCAACCGCCTGCATCTGCGTCCACGGTATTGTGGATGATGAGGTGTTCATTGCAGATGCGATGAGGTTTCTTACAAAAAGATTACCGGATATTCCTGTGAAGATTTGCTGTCGGCGAGTTGGGTCATACCCGCATACAATTCCAGATCCTGCTTGCGGCGCCCAGGAAGTACCAGAGCCGTCAATACCATAAAACCCTGATTCGGTACTTCCTAAAACGTTAATACCTGGAGTTCCGAAACCAAAGTATCCAACACCTAAGACATTACCAGTATTAGGGCCAACATCCTTAGTGGCGGCATTTCCCAAACCGAGGTTTGTGCGAGCGTCAGCAGCATTCTTTGCACCTGTGCCGCCCTGGCTGATACTGAGCGCGGTAGTCAGGCCGCTTAGGCTGGTTATATCGCTGTTAGCCCCTTTCTTCGCCAGTGATTTCTGGCCCGGCACGGTAACGGCCACACCGTTAATCGTGATAGTGACGTCTGTAGTACCGTTCATCACATCAGCGAACCCGCTCATGTAGCGCTGGTACATCGTGAAGGTTTCAGCGATATCCTGCGCCAGACCGTCAACGCTCAGGCTGTCGCTCAGCAAAATGGAATATTTGGTTCCAGCAGGGATAGCAGGGTTAGCAGCTGGCGTAACGGTGAGAGAGGTTGCGCTTCCAATCGCGGTAATCTGGAAAACCTGCGCTGGGCTGGTCAGCGCGATAACAGTGCAGCCGTTACGAATAAGTGAGCCAGCTGCAGTGAAGTTTGTGCCGGTACCTGTAAGGGTGTTTCCGCTGATGGCGATAGTGCCAGTAGTATAAATCATGTTTTCTCCAGGCAATAAAAAACCCCGCCGGAGCGGGGTTTGTTCAAAACTGAATGGGTTAGTGGCAGGTGGTGCTGGTGAACGTGTTGGCGCTCACCCATGACCAGTTAAAGGGATAACCGGCGCGGTACTGCGTCTGATTGTTTTGTTTACGGACTCCGTAGATCTGGACGCTGCTTTCCTGTCCGCCGATCAGGGCTGTTCCGGTGCATACGGGTTGCTGCTTCTCAATAACGCCAGCGCAACCGGAGAGCAATACCGCTACCGCCAGGCAAAGAATCATATTTTTCATAGGGGTTATATCCCAGGGCATTCATGAAGATACACAATAACAATATGAATCAACGGGATATAATTGATTTGGTAGATCAATTATTCGAAATTGATCGCTAAAAACGATCAATCATAATTGGCGCAGTTAATGGCCATAATCACGTTCCTCAGATTCGAATACGTAACGCTCTGAAGGTTGCCGCCGGGGGTTGTCTGCGGCCTGGCGAATATCCGCGTATTGCTTCCCTCAAGTTTTGCCATGCTCTTGTATATGGCCGAGTAGGGCTGCGGTTGACCGCCAGCCGATACAACCCCGGTAATTAGTCCCAGCATGGCAGGCATGCAGGCCCACTTCCCCGCCAGAGTTGTATTGATGTTGTATCCTGAGCTGGCATCCACCCCGGCGGTACCGAGGGTGACAATATCGCTCAGCGTGCGCGTTTCGTTTGTTAAAATCAGCGTCCCTGATGCATCCCACACAGCCAGCCCGTAGTCTGGCTTTGTCTGCGGGAAAATAGAGAAAAAATAAACGTACGCTGTGCCGGTTGCATTCGGTCTGAGAAAATCAATCGTGATGGTGTTCCCGCTTATCGTCTGAGTGATTTCGACCTCAACCGTGCAATGAACGAAGGCGACAACAGGCTGGCCTGCGGGGAATGTGTGCGTCACTTTGGTATTGAACCCCGATGTTCCCTGAAGTGCCGCTGTCTTTCGCGCCTGAAGAGCGATTGGCGAGCTGTTCGCGGTCACCCATACTTCCCCGCTCGTGGTCGTCAGTAAAACGCCATACTCCGCCATTTATGCCCTCTCGATCTGGAAAATGAGATAAGCCGCTGCCGCAGGCTCAGTCCCTGCTGAGTAGTCGGTATCGCCTACTGCTGACACTGTTGCTGTTCCCCCTGAAATGGTGATCTTCCTCAGACTCGTACCAAACTGATCGCCGTTCATGCTCTGAAAATAGGTCAGCCTGCAACCCGGTGGAAGCGCTACGGTGTAAGAGCCTGTTTTCTGGTTCTGGGCCAGCTGGAGATAGCCACAAACGCTGACAGGCTTAACGCCATAGTTATTTACATTGCCTGAGGCGTCCCATGTCTGAACACCATATTCCGCCATCCAGTCCTCCTGAAAAAAAAGAGGCCCCGTAAGAGACCTCCCGTTACCATGTTCCCGTGATTCTCCCGATCTGCACCCTCAGCACATTGCTGGAGTCCCGGACACTAATTGTCTGATTGGTTTGTTTCATTGCCCCCTCTCCAGCTGTGGAGCCGTAGTTCTCAAACGTTCCTGACTTATCCAGTTTCCATCCGACGGAACCAGCCACATAGTTATTCGACTGGATATAGTTGCCGATTTTGGCGTTCTCAATGGTGCCGTCCTGAATGAAGCTGGCCCGGATGAAGGTCTGTCCGTTCTGGATTACGAACGGCAACGACACCGCCCCACCAGCCTGCGCCATTACCGCGAAACGGTCAGCCAGGAACAGCACCTGCGACTGCATGCCGGATGGCGTATTCTGAACACCAATGCCCATTCCCGCTGCGTACTGGTTGCCATTTGAATCAATAGCTACCTTGATGCTGTACATCGCATTCAGGTCGCCGTTGACGTTCGCAATGGCCTGCGCGTTGGTGGTGATCGCTGAAGTGTGCCCGTTGATGGTCGCCGTGATGCCGTTTATCTGCGTGGCCGTGGCCTGCTGATAATTGGAAAACGTCTGGTTCAGGCTGTTGATTGCTGCCTTGTTGCCGTTCACGTCAGTCTGCAAACTCAGCAGCGAACGCGCTGTTGCCTCCCTGTCGCTTGCCATAACATTATCAATACGATCGATGCTGGCCTTACTATCACCGTACTGCGCGCTGAGTCTCACCTGCTGATCAACCTGCGCCAGCGTACTCGTTATTAGCGCGATGGAGTTACTCTGAATGCCGCCGCTGGCCTTATCAGTTTGTGCACCCAGCTCTTCCAGGCGTGATGCCATTGAGGAATCGAGGTCCGTGACAACCTGGCTAAGGTCAGTGATTGATGCTGTATTCTGAGCACCTACAGCAGCTGCTGAATCAGCTTTGTCAGATGCGACCTGAGTGGCAGCCGTCAATTGACTTACCGCAGAAGCGCGAGCTTCAGTTTCCGTTGCTAACGCCTGGCGAACATCAGTAATACCCGCTTCATTCTGGGCGGTTTTCGCTTCTAGACGAGTAACATCCGTGACGCGTGCCTCCGTCTCAGTGGCGATCACCTCCCGGAGCTGTTCGAAGGTCGCAGAGTTAGCGCCCTGCTGGGCTGTCTGCCGCACGACAACATCAGCAATAGCAAGCGCGTTGCCGATGATTGCTTCTGCTGTCTGCTTATTCGATCCAACCGCAGCTGCAAGACCGTTTGCATTCTCTTTGATTGCATCAGCCAGTTCTGCGAACTTTTCACTGCTCCCCACCGCGCTCTCGATCAGGTCTTTGAACGTATCACTCTCTTTAATCTCCTCCAGGATAGCATCGGTGACATCGGATACATCGATGCTGGCCTGTCCTCGCACCCATTCTGTGTAACCTGATTCGTTGCCGCTGCGGTCCACCAGCTGCGCGCGGTACCAGAAAATCTGCCCAGCCTTAAGGCCCATCTGCTGATATTTGCGCTGCGGGTAAGGCACATCGGCCAGCAGCATCGCATCGTCTTCCGTCCCGGTCAGACTGTACTGAATTTCCGTCTTCAGCGTGTCGTCGGTGTTCGCCGGGAATCCCCAGCTCAGCTCGATACCGAAAACCACATTATCAGAAGCGATGAAGCCGACCGGTTTCGGCGGATTGCCCACTTTACCCGTAAGATTTACTTCTGATGATGTCGCCCACACCGATGAAACGTCGCTGGCGTTCACCGCCCTGACGCGAACCAGATAACGACCTGAGTAGATCCCCTGAACTTCGAAACCGAGAGAAGATGTTCGGGGCACGCTTACCCAGTTGCCGCTGTCACGCCGCCATTCCGCCTCGTATGCAACTGCACCCTGAACAGCATCCCAGGCAACGCGCATGGTGGTAATCGCAATGTTCTGGTTAACCGTAGAGTAACTGTCTACGACAATATCTCCTGGTGGAGCCTGAACCCCAGGTGGAATGACACTGACTGGCCGCTCGTCAAGTCTTGCGCCGGTATCAACGGCGGAATAGATGTCAGGGTTGTAAGTCGTCCCGGTGACTTCGAAAGTGCCGTCGTTGTTGTCCCGCGTTCCCGTAACACGGAAAAGCGCTATAAACAGATCGTCAGAGTCCACACCCCAGTTACATTCAGCCTCCGGCGTTTCGCTGTAGGGTGTGGTGACAGTGACTGTGTTTCCGTTAACGGCCTGGACGGTTCTGGCCTGAGCTGTGCCTGATGGAAGATTCAAAAACAGCCGGTTCCCGGCCTTCACATCAGCGGCGCGATCGAGGGTTATGTTGCGGCCGTTAACCGCACTCACCCTGCCGCCGATAGTTCTTCCGGCCAGCTCGTTAGCAGCCACGCCGATCACCTCCCCGACAGGTGGAACGTCCATACCCGTGCTGAAGGTCACCACCTCGCCGATACCGTTAGTGAGCAGCGCCCAGCGCCCCCGCCGGTTTGCCTCTGACTGCCTGGTGCAGCCGATCGCAGTCATTTCGAGCTGACGATAATCGAAGCGCATGGCCAGATCGTTATCGTAAACAGGCTCAGGCGTGTCTTTATAGTGGTTGGCTGGGTCTGACCAGTTCACCAGCGCGGCAGTGTTTCGTGTGGTTTCACTCGGGTCCGCAAAGGTAAATTTACCCTCAACAACGCTGGCGTGGTTATAGATGTGCCACACATCCCGTGGCATATCAGCCAGGACATACATCTTATTGTCGCCCCAGTACGTCATGCCGCGAAATATACCCGCCAGATCACGAAGTACGGTCCAGGCGTCATTACGGTCCTGGATATAAACGTTGCAACGAAAACGAGGCTCCGTACCGCTGCCGCCCTTGCCGTCTGGTACCAGTTGATCGCAATACTGGGCGATGCGATAAAGTTCCCATTTGTCTATCTGAGTCGCATCGATTCTTTGACCCAGCCCGAAGCGCTCGTTCAGAATGATGTCGTAATAAATCCAGGCAGGGTTATCCGTCCACGCCCATTTAAATACGCCCTCCCATGTACCAGAATAAGTGCGGGTTTCGGGATCATAAGTATCAGGTACACGGATGATTCGCCCTTTCGGATTGCACACAACCTGAGGAATGCCATTAGGGAACTGCTTTGCGTCAAACTCTACATACAGCAGCGCTGTGTTAACGTAGCGAAGTTTGGCGTCAATAATTTCAGTAACGGCCACAACGCGCATGGTGTCGACGATATTCACGCTCGTGGAATCCGGCGTGATTCTGCGAACCCGCAACTGCCATCCAGTCGAGGCTTTCGGAAGATTGACGCGGTGACTGCGCTCATAAAGCGACGTGGTTTTGTCATCAACAGCACCGTTAACCACCGTTTCATACGGCCCGCCATCGACCGACAGATCGATAGCATACTCGACGCGGGTGCCGACTTTATCACCGTTGTTTTTCTGGAGTAAAAGAGTTGGCCATCCCAGGCGAATTCGCAGCGCAGAGAGCTGCGTGTTGGATACCGCGCGCACGTACGGCACAGCCTGTTTCAGCTCGTATGAAACCTGAAGTTCGTTTTCAATGCCGGGGAAGCCCTGAATGTAGTCCTGGTCCTGAGTACCGGAACGGAACTCATATTTCACATTATTGAAGTTATAACTTCCGTCGGCGTTCTGAAGAGGCGTGTATGAAGATGAGTCACCAAGAAAAATGCTTTTACCATCAAGCCCGCCAGCGAACTCACCCTCTCCAAGCGCAATCAGCACCTTTGCCCTGGCAATGGACTGAATGCTGTCCGGTGCCTCAACAGGCGTTCGGGTCTGGTTGCTGCCACCTTTGCCGCGGCCTTTGATGATTGTCGTCGTCATATCGCGTCCATAAAAAAAGCCACCGTCAGGTGGCTTACAGTGGGTGGTTTGGTTTATTGCTGGTCTTCTGCATATATCCCGGCGGAGATAATAGCGCCGCCTATTTCTCGCTGACCATAAAGCAGGGGAACGGGATTGCCAGATGCCGTCGTGTTAACGGGACCACCAAACGCATAGGAGGGTTTGTTATCAGGTTCCTGACGCATTCGCAGACCTGAAACCTGAGGAGAGAGCATTTGCACTACACCGCCAACGGCCATTGCGGCACCAACGGAAAACATGAGGTTACTTGCTGCGATACTAACTCCCGGCATCCATATGGCAGCAGCGACCAGAGCCGTTCCGAGCAACGCCTGGAAAACTCCAGCTCTTTTACTACCCCTTATCACAGGGATTATTCTTAACTCATCACCCGGCCCCAGGAGTTCAAACTCTTCGTGCCCAATATTGCGACGATCCCGGAAAATAACAAAATCCAGTCCCTTTGCCCGAGCTTCACGCAGATAGGCATCAAAGCCGTCAATGGTGTTAGAAAGCGCCCTGAAAACTTCGCTGGCGGACGTTAGTGTACGGCGATGTGTCCTGCCAAATCGCTGAGCCATTGAGCCGCTGAGTTTGATAACGGTTTTTCTTTCCATTACATCAAATCCTTATAACGCAGAATTTTGATGGTACGGTCACGGTAATAGCCACCGTAGGGAATACGCTGGCTTAGCTGGCCATACATGTGATGCAGTAGCATGTTGCCATCAAGCAAAATCCCGGCATGGTTTGGGACGGTGGACTGAACCTGCATGATAACCATGTCACCTGGCTGAGCGGGACCGTCGTACTCACGGAAACCGCATTCCTGCCAGTTATCCATATAGAGGTTTTCGCCCTGCTCCCACCAGTGGCGATCTACGCTGTAGTTGGGCAGTTCAATGCCGTGCTCGATGCGGAAATAGTCCATGATGAGAGACCAGCAGTCTGCATACCCGAGTACAAACTGGCGCCCTGTGAGGGGACGGTCTCCTCGAGGCATGACGGTGCGAATGTCGCCCTCCGGCCACGATGCAATAATCCAGGGCAGTTCCGTGGCATCACACATCAGCATGTCGAGCTCGCTCGGCTGAGTTGTTGCCCCGTCGCCGGGATGGCTGTGGACGATCGCCACCACAGTGCCCTGCTCTTCGGCGGCCGCATAATCCTCAGGATTAAGTTCAAATTGCTCAGTCGGCGACTCAGCATTATTTTTGCAGGGGATGTATTTCTCCACCCGCCCCTTCTGAATAACCACGCCACAGCACTCCTCGGGGAAGGATGCGGCGGCATGCGCCAGAATGGCGCTAACTGTTTTGTCGCGCATGATTATCCTCTCAGAAGTGAAGCGCCGGGGAACCCGCCATAATCCAGCTGTTCATTCTCTCCGAAGCGAGGTTTACAGCCCGTTGACAGCAATCCGGAGCAAACATCCTGTGAAGGATCGTCCACCCGATTGCCGTCTTTATCGAACCAGCCGTTTTGCCCGGCGTAGGTGCAGCCGTTCCCGGTTTTGTACCAGCCCCGCATGCACCACGTGCACATTGGCTGAATTTGCCGGGTCGGAATGAGTTGCCCTCGCAAATCGGCTGGACTGGAAAGCTCAAACTCTACGGTTTCATCGTCTGACCCTGATTTACGGTCGATGTAATAAACCTGTTTGCGCTCCTCGTTGGGATTCGCAGTCGGGTTCCCGCCAGGAAAATTTCTTGCGTCCAAGTAGTGAGCGAAGGTGTCATGGATGATCACCTTTGCTTTAGCCATCCCCTGAAACCTGCGGCACAGCGCGCCAATCGTACCGCTGATGTTTGCAACAGTGAGTGACGGCCGTGAACTCTGGCCGTCACTGCTTACAGATATGCCGGTCAGTTCATACGGCCACGCGCCATACTCCTGCCCCTGCCACCACACCGACTTCGGCTCAAGTTTTGACTCGTCGCCGCCTGCGGCGATGATTTCCGCCTCGGTATGCGGGATTGTCTCGTTGTGAAAGCGAAGGATACCCGCACCGAACGCTGAGCCGTCCACCTCGATCAGGCGGACGCGCTTACCCGGTTCCAGTTTCTGGACATCAGATGAAATACTCATGGATGGTATGCCTGTATGAATGTACTGCTGAGGGTGTATTTTTTGTTGCCGTGGGTAGATATCTGGAAGGATTCCGCGCGCCATAAACCTGAAGGCTCAAGCGGCGGCTTCCAGATAAATGACTTCCACCCGGCATGTCTGTTCAGAAAGTTTTTAATGGTCTGAATGTAAGCCTCGTCACCGGTAAAGCTCACGCTCCACTGAGGTGTTACCGGGTTGATACCGTCCCCGGCAACCTGCGCATAGCCATCGCCAAACTGTGCCTTTCGGGTACGAAAATTTGTATCAACCTGAGAGGCAACCTTTGGGCACCAGCTGAAGGTTTCGACTGCCATGGTTAAACTCCCTTGATTAATCGCCACAGAGGCGAGCCCGGCATGCTGGCCTGTTCGTTAATGACACCAGTGATGGCATCCTTAAGCTGCCTGCCTGCTGCTCCGGCAGTACCCTGACTGGACGCCTGTGGAGAACCGCCCTGAATATTGATATCGCCGAAGTTAACTGAAGGCACGCCACCAGAGACCTGCGGCATCCCTACTGCGCGAACAGCAAGATCACCATTAGGTGCCCGCGTGAGTGGCATAATGGCTTCAGGACCTGCCTCGCCGAAAATCCCCGCACCTTTGGCAAAAGCAAACAGCTGAGGCGTCTGAAAAACGCCATTGCTGTAAGCGCTCAGGGACGGAGAGTCGTAAACATTACCCTTCGCATTAAAGGTAAAGTTCGCGCCGGCATTCTGAATAGCGGTACCGCTGCTGGCGGTTGCGGCTGACGAGGCGCCAAAACTGAACAGTGATCCAATTGAGCTGACGCCATTAGCAACAGCCATGTTCACCAGAACGTTCTGGATGATCTTCAGTACGCTCACGCCCCAGTCCTTCCAGCTGTCAACGTTTCCATTGAGCATGTCGGTGATCGTGGTGACCGCGCCACCCATGGCCTGCTTCATGCCGTCAGCGGCCATGGAAGAATAATCAGTAGCTTCGTCCACCCAGTTCGCATAACCCTCAGACAGTCCCGTCATCCAGTCGTCACGCTGCGCATCAGAAGCTGCGTAATATCCCTCCTGGTCGCGCAGGCGCTCTTCGAGGTAGCGCTTATTAAGTGCCAGCCCCTGCTGATAGAACGTCTCGTCGATTTCACCAGCCTGACGCTGGCGGAGAAGATCGGTATTCTTCTGCTCAAACTCCTTACGCAGATTGAACTGCTCCTGAAGTCTTTCACGGAACCTGGTTCCCTGCCCGTATCCCAGCAGTTGCGCTTCATTGGCTGCTCGGGCGCTGGCGTTACTATCGGCAAGGTTGGCTTCGTAATTTCGCAGTTGCTCACGTAATTTAACCTGGTCAATCAGCGCAGCATTCTGCAATACCGTCTTTTTCTGGGCTTCTGTCAGAGAAGCAAGTTCGCCCTGGCTGACCTGGTATTTAACCTTCGCCAGTTCAGTATTCTGGCCTTGCAGGGCAATCTGCTCTTTTTGCTGCTTGATAAGGCGCTTATACACATCCTCGGTTTTCTCGCCTTCGGTTTTACCGCCCTTCGCCTTAGGTTTGTTGGCCTCATTATTCCGCCATTCAGCAAGACCGTTATTAATCAACTCCTGACGGCCTGTCTGGAATTGCGGATCACTGGTTAACCCCAGGTCATCGGCTGCATAACTCAGTCGCAGGCGCTCTTTTGCTTCACCCTTCAGGCGTGACAACTCCAGATCCCGGCGGCTCTTTTCGAGGGCATCGGTTTGCTTTTTGTCGAGGTCAGCCTGAGGAAGTCTGAGCGGGACGTTAGCCAGCCCCTGACGAGCCATAAGGAGTTGATTGCCTAAACCAAGAAGTTTATTAAATTCAGTATGCTGCCCATTCATCATGACCAGTGACTGATAGGCAGCATTCTGTCGCCAGGCTTGTTCGCGTATTAAATCATTACGACGCCGCTCAATTTCTTCGAGAGCCTGCTGTATGCCGCGAGATTTGTCTCGCATGTCATTCAATTTTCCCTCTTCAACAGCGAGTTGATCCGTAACAATAGCTATCGCTCTAAGGATATTTGCATCGTTCTCGCTGGTAATGCCCGGTTTTCCACGCGATGCATTCAAATCGTCGATCTGGCTCTTCAGCTCACCAACCTTTTTAGCTTGCTCATCAACCAAACGATTTTGTTCAACGAGAGCCTCAACGGTTTGCCCACGATTTTCGTCCGTCTCGGTCAGAGACATTTTTGAGGTTTTTTGCCTAATTTCATCAATCTGACCAGCATACTCTTGGGCGGAACGACGTGCCTGCTCCTGATTCTGATACATCGTGTACCAGGCACCGGCTCCCAGCATCAACAGCCCAGGCAACCCGCCGACAAGACCCAGCAGGCCTGTAGCGCCAGTTTTTACAAGCCCCAGCACTGATGTTGCAGAGTTTAGTGCCTGCTGAGAGGCTGCAACGGCTCTGTTTGACTGTACCAGTGCCGCATTTGCTGTAATCATTGCCCGGCGCTTGGCTATGGCATTTTGAGTGGCAGTAGCCTCAGCATTAGTATTCTTTGCCAGCACAAGCTCTGACTGGGCAAGCTGGTAAGCCCGCTCAGCAGCAATAGCATCGGCAGCGGCCTTGCGCTGTGATTGTGTGGCTGTACTTGCCCTTGCGGCGGCGAGCGCTATTTCATTTTTCCTCGCTTCAACCAACTGCGCCGTCTGGCTTCCAAGATCTCCAATCATGCCGCCAATAAATCTTGAACCTCCGATGGCCGCCAGCACGCCAGCAGCAGAGGCAACGGTATTGATATTATCTGAAATCGCATTCAATGCTCCGGTTAGCGCGCTTGTCGCCCCAGTGGCTTCATTTGCACCACCTACCCACGCCAGAAATGCGTTTTCAATTTTGGTCGTTGCTGATGCAACAGTCTGTGGCATCGCGCCATATTCATCCCGTAACGATCCAAGTTGGCTGATTAAAGCCGGAACAACTTTATCGGCGGTAAGTTGCCCCTGATCGGCCATAGCCTTTAAGTCTTTCCTGGCGACACCCATTCCGGATGCCAGCGCGCGAATAACGCGATCACCGTTTTCGTTGACGGAGTTAAATTCCTCGCCACGAAGAACACCCTGCGCCAGAGCCTGGCTGAATTGCGTGATTACCGAACTCGCTTCAGACGTGCTTGCGCCTGACAGCTTAAGACCCGTTGATATAGCTTCGGTTACTTTCAGTACATCTTCTGAACTGTAGCCATATTCACGCATAGAAGCAGCTGAACGGGCAAAGAGGTTGGCGTTATCTGAAAATGCCGTACCGGTTTGCTGACTGATTTCCATCAGCGCGCGCTGTGACTCTTTGAAGTCATCAGAGGATTGTGATGCCTGCTTTAACCGGGCGTTAACTGAACTCCACTCATCAGCCAAAGAAATAAGGTGCCCGGTGGCATATACCCCTGCAAACGCCCCTGCAAGACCAACAGCAGACGCCTTTGCGGAATTAAGTTGGACCGTTAAATCAGCCAAAGCCCTCTGAGTTTCTCTGGAGGCGGCTGCCGCCTGGCGGCCACCATTTTGCATGGTTCGGTAATAATCCTGCCCCATGCGTGAGGCGCGGGAAATTTCAGACTGGAACGATTGGGAGTTAGCAGAGATTTTGATTATCAGTTCGCGAAGAGTTGCCATGCTTTCACCAAATAAAAAAGCTCGCACACAGCGAGCTTCGTATTGAATAAAATTGCCCTACCTGCAAAGCGTCTTATAGACCTCAAGAAATGGCTTGTCGTCCTCTTTAATCACCACTGCTGAACCATTATTTGTTAATTTCCCATCAATAATCTCGACATAGACGTAAAATTTATTACGATAACTTGTGCCATCATTATTTTTTTTGTAAGTCACATCACCACAAACGTATGCTGCATTATCACCATACTTAAAATACTCAGCGTTAAACTTAGCATCATCTGGGTTATTTAATTTCTCTCTGACGATGTTTTCGCCATTTTTAATAAAATCATTTTTCTCAGGCTTACACGCGCTGATAAAAAACAAACACATGACGGCTATAATTAACTTTTTCATTTTTGCACCTTGATTGCATTATTCATGCTAATGCTAAACCCAGGTACTAGATTTGTCACTGAGTTGCAGCTGTAAGCGCAGCCTCAAGCCCTGCAAACGGGTCCTTCGGTTCTGATTGCTCATCACCACCCCATCGCAGGATCGCATCGTCCAGCGGTACTTTTGCCCCCTGAGAGCCGTAGATGGCAGAGACGAGCTGAGCTGCCTGAATGTCACCACGGATATCGCCAACCGGACTTTGCCTGTCGTACTCAATCCACATCAGAAGCTCGCTTGCCGTCATATTCTGCCGAAGCTCTGAGAGCGTGCGCCCCATCCGGAGCGCAAGCGACATCAGAAACTTTACGCCGGGGGTTGAGACTTTTCCCGCGCTTCGTCCGCATTGTTGATCAGGTCAAGCGCCTGTTTGAGCAGGCGTGAATGGACGGGGCCGTAGATTTCACGTACCTGCTCTTCTTCGTCTACGCTGAATACCGGTTGCTTATCGGTGTCGCACAGGACGTCAATGAAGAGAACCACGTCAGCGCAAAGATTACGGTGTGCCTTTTCCGATACCGACACATTTTCATCATCAGCACCCGCTTTCACCACTTCCTGCCAGCGCAGCCAGGCTTCACCTGACGGCTCACGGAGAACCACTTTGACGCCCTCCCACTCAGGAACGGCGACCGTCTTATGACGAAAACCCGACATCTTAGCCAGGGCGAGATTTTTAATATTCTTCATGCGACCTCTCAGGAGCCAGACTCGATGTTTTCAGGCTTACCTTTCAGGCGCAGGGAGAACGTTGCCGCCACTACGCCGTTGGTACCGGAAGACCAGGTGTGCTGGCGGATTTCAGCCAAGAACTTAAAGCCTTTGCCGGACGGGAAAATGACCTGGAAAGCGTAGGTCGTATCGTTGTCATACGCATCACGCAAGGCGTCCTGCGCCGGATTCTTGTAGAAGTTGCCGGACAGAGAGATTTCTGACGGAGAAGGCAGGCCGTTGATGTTCTCCTGCTCGGTAGAGCAAAGTGTTGTTACGTCGATATCCTGCTTCTGACCACCGGTGAACTGAATTTCTTTGATGGTGCAACTCAGATCGAGGAAGGTTGCGGAATCCATCGTTTCTTTGGTGGCTGGCAGGGAGGAAATAAGGATCTTCGTCAGCTGCGATTTTTCATAAAGTGCAGACATAGCTGTCTCCTGGAAAAAGAAAACCCGCCATCAGGCGGGTTCGTTGGGTGAATTAATCGTCAGGGGGTAACTTTAAAATCCAGGGTGGCACGGTAGAGCCGATAATCTGGCTCGTACCCGGGGATTTTTACCACCTCTGTAGGGTTTAACTGCTTAAGCGAAGCGAGCGCCAAATCTCTCAGGGATCGTGATTCAGTGATCGTTGTGGCATACACATCGACCTGAACGGAAACCCTGCTCTCTGCCTGGCCACACAGTACGTCAGCGGAAACATCATCGACGATGGAAAAGATAATCCAGGGTGGAGAGACAGACGGTTTCCCGTCACTACCTAATGGCGCAACATAGGGGTATACCCGCCCCTCTGCCAGGGGAGAAAGCAAGGCGTAGATATTATCTTCATTCACTTGCTCAATACCTCATCAATAGCATGATTCATCCTGGCAATGGCGACGCTGGCGGCCTCTTCCTCGCGCGTATCGTAAGCGGGTCGCACAAACGGATGTGCAGGCATGTTCGCGGTGCCCAGCTCAACGAATCGCCAGTAAAAGGCGTTTCTCGGGTTATTCGCCTTCATCGTGTTATCGCTGTTGCCGGTGCGCGGGTTAACTCCACGAATATGGACGCCGGAAGAAATCTCCCCGCGGCGGCGGCTTTTTTGGGTAACCACCACCACGTTTTTTTTCAGTTTTCCGGTGCGTACCGGTGCACGTGTGATCACTTCTTCCTTAAGCACTTTCGCGCCGGCGCGCGTGGCATCACGAAGAACCTTATTGTTTTCAGCGCGGCTAAGCGCCTCCAGATCCTTTGCGATGTCATTCAGGCCGGAAAAATCGAGGCTCGTCTCAATCATTTTTCAGCTCCCAGCTTGCACAATATCTCCAGGCGTCCCCCCTTTTCATCGGGTATTGGCGGGCCTATAACGTTAAGGGTTTTGCCTCGGTATGGCCCACTCTGAACCTTTAGCCTGGATGCCGCTGTTATAGTTTCTCCAGATTTTCCGCGAACCCATACCCTGACATCAGCCTGAGCAATTTCGGCACCGGCCGCCATTAATTCTCTTCCGCTCCGGCCTCTGATATCTGCGCGGATGGTTTCACCATCTACCCATGTTTCTACAGGCTGGCCTGATTCGTCACGAATATGTATGGGGTTTTGTATCACAATAATTTGTATGAGCTTACCAGCGGATATAGCCATGAATGCCCTCAAATAATTGTTGGAAGACGAAGGTCATGAATTAAAAACGACACAGAAAATGGAAGCTCCCCATGCAGTAAATCTTCCTTGTCAGCCAGATCAGGGTTTCGGTAAAGCATGCCCACCAGACGCATCGTAGCAGCCTTCATCCGGCTTAGCGCTTCACCTTCTATTAACTTTCCTGTCTCATCAACGACCTTGTCACGGCTTCCCTGTATAAAAGCCAGCAACACCGAACTGGCTTCCTGTATTTTTTCCTTAAGTGGGCCGTCGTCAGCATCATGATCAATGTGCAGGTGTTCCTTTATCTCATCCAGTGTCACAAGTTCAATCACGTTTTATCCCTCCCGTCGCGGCCACGCTTGGCAGCCAGGGTCCAGCCTTTCGAACCTGCCTCACCCGGCTTGTCCTGAGTCTGCGCGTCGCAGTGCCAGAGCGAACCGCCCCATGTAACTGTGTCGCCAGGCAGATATTCCTGACCGGATTTGAATACGCCCTGATAAATCATCACTGGCACGTCAAAGGATTTGGTTTCGCTGGCGCCACTGGTGCGGTTAACCGTCAGGGTGAAGCAACGCTGCTCAGATTGCTGAATATCAATACCCGCCACACCATCAACAAGACACTCCCAGCCACGCATACCATGGGTTTTCTCGTAAGCGCGCCACAGGCCGCCGTTATACGTCGCATAGCTGCCACGTGGGTAGCTTTTCCCCTCATCAATGAAAGGTAGAATCTCCAGCGACAGGGCGTCCCGGCCATTTTCTCCATCTTTACCCGGCTCTGCTGCGGGCAGAGCTGCAATCGCCTCATTAACCAACGATTTCACATCTGGCAGCTCCGGCATGGATGCGGAAACCAGCTCCTGAATCATCGGCTTGACGTCTTCAGTCGTGACACTTTTACCGTCACGCGGTACCGGGATGGCGGCTACCGCCTCGCTGACAGCTTCTTCAACTGCCTGTTTAAGCATGGCGGGATCAAAGTCTTTACCGTCCTTTGGTACAGGTATCTCTGCCACGGCATTGCTGACCAGTTCCTGTAAAACGGGGGTAATATCGTCGACCGTGACACTTTTACCGTCCTGCGGTGCCGGGATAGCAGCGACCGCTTCGCTGACCATAGCGCCGATATCCGGCAATTCAGGAGTCTCAGGAACCGGAAGGGATGCCACTGCATCAGCCAGCAGCTTGGTAAAGTCAGGTGCCGGTGTATCCTTCAGGGACGCAACCTCAAGAGAGAGCCTGGTAAGGTGCTCTTCCGTTGTCTGCTGATAGTCACTGAGGCTTTTTCTGAAAGACTCACGAAGCTCGCCAAGCGCAAGGGAAAATTCCTCTCCAAGAGCCCTGATAAGGGAAAGTTCACGTTCATTCATTTGGTTAACAATCCTCTCAGCATGGCTTTTGCCGCTGTCAGTTCAGATTCCGACATGGATTTCCCGTTCGCATCGTCAGATGTGGTACGGCTGCCGGCGCCGGATTTGGCAAACGGGTCATCCGAAGCATCACGGCGCGCCAGCGCTTCAAGACTGAAGTTCTGCTGCTGAAGATACAGTGCGTCGCCGCCGGGTAAGGGCGGAAGGTTTTCACTCCGTCGCGCCTCATTTGGCGTCAGAATGGTATTTTTCACACCCTCGCCGAGTGATTTGATACGGCGTTCGCTGTCCATACGCAGCAGCGCATTAACATCAAACTCAGTCCCTGTATCACCCTCAAGTTCAAACGCTTCATCCAGCAGCAATTCGATGGACTCAATCAGTGACTGAAGACACTGTGAGTAATACTGCTGATCCTGCGCCTCGATGTTGTCATGCGTTGGCAGTTCACCGATGCCAACCTTATAAGCAGGCACGTGAAATACTGAACAGACAATCTGCGCGGTCATGCGAAGCTGTTCGACAGTTTGTGCATCAGCAGCTGAGACCGTCCGGGGAACATATTTCGCACCATTGCTCAGAATGGCGGTTTTACCCGCATTTTCCCCGGTATAACCAGTGTCCCAGTTTTCTTTGATCTTCCTGGCGTTCTCTTCCGTAATCGAGCCCGGAACCTCGATAACTCCGCTAGGTTTCCCGCCATTGCGGAAAAAGTACGCTGAGCTTTCCTGAATATGGTGACCCTGCATTGCAGCCAGACCAGCGGCATAAATCGGGGAAAGACCAATAAGGGGATGGAACAGGCAGTTGAACCTATCGTGAATAACCTCTCGTGCCGGTACTGTCACAGATGATTCAATGCCGGCCATGTTATCCGGATTGATCTGGTAGAAGACAGAGCCATCATCGGCCACCAGCGGCGTAACCTTGTTCCAGTCCAGCAGCCTCAGCTCAGTTATCTCACCGCGGTTGTTCCGGATCTTGAGCGCAACAGTATTACCTTCGCACAGCTTGGAATTCAGCCAGTGCTCAAAGAACTGGATGCGATTCTGAAAGGCATTTGGCCTGGAATACAGCGCGGCTATCTTCCCGGTTTTAATTTCCCTCCGAACGCCATTTGAATCCTGTTTCATCAGGCGCGGAGGCATTTTAGCGATATCACTTGCGATCAGAGATATGCAGGAAAACACAGCATAATAGGAGAGAACCGTTTTGGGTCTAATTTCCATGTTCTGCTGCCAGGCTCCGGCGAAGGGTTCATGGACATAACTGAACATTGGCGTCCAGCCGCCACGGCTGACAGGCTGCTGTAGATTTTTGATTTGCCCCTCTTTTCTTCGGAAAGGATTCCACATTAGCCGTTCTCCGCTTTACGCTTATTCTTCCTCACCCCGGTAGTTACCTCGGTGAAATATTCAGCCTTACCGAGCAGCACCAGCACCCTTGCGCACCGATCGTCCACGGCCTTTATGTCTCCCGCAATTGAGTCATGGGTACGTTGCAGATATCTGATTTTTGCCATGTTAATGGCGGGGATTCCCCCGCCCTCCTTCGGTAATTAGCTGCCTGCGCCAGCGCCGTAGTTGACGCCGGAAATCACCGCTACTGCGGCAGTACGGCGACGCTTCCAGTTGATCCAGCGCTCGGCACGAATAGCCACGCTGTTCGTCTGGAACATGGAAACCAGCTCGGTACCAGTTGGTGTAATGCTGTCACCAGCCGGATCGCTTTCCATTTCCAGAGACGCTTCGCGGGACATATCGACCGCCACGCCACCATCATCAGCGAGGTAGATATCCGGTGCGTTTACCAGCACCAGCTGGTTGCCAACGTACTGAGAGACAATCACTGGAAGGCCCTGGAAAGTACCGCCCAGCAGGGTCATTTCCGGATACTCCTTCTGGCCCAGCGCATTCTTGCGCATGGACAGTGCCAGTGCCGTAGTGCTGGACATCAGCCAGACAGCACCGTTCGGCTGAAGGTTGGCCGCAACAAACACGCCAAATGCCGCAGCCGCGTCGTCATCCGGGTTTCCGGTAGACGGGACGGCGGTAATGCCGTTGGTAATGGACGCCGGAGAGACGTTGGCAACCTCAGCTTTTGATGGGCTGATGAAGTCCGTATCAAGACGGGCAATGACCGCTTCTGCCAGCGCATTACGCACCAGTGCATCAGCTGCCGGATTAGAGAATCGGATCAGCTCATCCGTCAGCACGGCGATTGCGGCCACTTTGGCGAAGCTGAAGGTGATGGACTCGAAATCAAACTTCGTCAGCGGCTTCGCCTTGCCCTGGCCTACCCAGTTTGCAGATCCGCCGGAAGTTTGTGCCGGAATGCGGATGTTGAACGGGACCTGACGCAGGGCAGGAATACCACCCTGACCGAACCGACCGATAATGGTCTGCGGGCGGAGGAACTCAACAAAATCATTTGCATATTCCTGATACTCCACCAGCGCACCAGCCCATTGCGGGTCTGTAGTGGTACCAGCGCCCACCGCCGCCTTGAGTACGTGGTGAAGCTTCGGATCGTCAGGATACTGCTTACGAGCAATTTCCAGCGCTTCGGAGCGGCTGCCGTTCGCGGCGGCAAGCGATTTTGCAAAGCGGGCAAAGGCGATGCCTTTTTCGAGTTTTTGCTCTACGCGGATGATCCCCGGTGCGTTTGCTTTAACGGTGGTGACTTCGCCACTGGCTGCTTTAGATACCGGCTTTGCAGTCGATGCCAGATTGCTTTCCATGTCGCGCAGTCGTTTGAGGTGTGCATCAACTGATTTAATTTCTGCGGACGTGTTGTCGTAGCTCTCTTCTTCTTCAGCGTCCAGGGTGCGCCCCTCTTCAGCCGCCTTTGACATCACTTCATCAAGTGATGCGGCCAGCGCTGCACGCTTCGCTTCAAAGCTCTTGATTTGTTCTGCGATATTCATTGAATTATTTCCTTGTTTGGTTTTAGGTGCTGTAGCGCCAGCGGTTTTAGAGGTTTTCACTACCGGTTTCTCATTGCCTGACGCGGCGAAAAACTGGCGATCGAAAGATTTAACGGTCTGGATGGAGCATTCGGCATTGGCCGGAATGGTCACCGCCGAGACCTCAAGCAGGTCCCAGGACAAAAAGCGAATACCGCCTTCATCCAGGAAGGAATACTCAATTGGGCGGAACCCAATCGACAGGCCGCGTACCAGCCCCGCCTTAATCGAAGCCCACGCTTCATCAAGACGTGCGATTAACTGGGATGGCATGTCAGGGGTTGGTTTCACGAGCTTTGCTGTGATCTGCAACCCCTCTTTCACCATTTTTGGCGTGCAGGTGCCAATAGGCTGAGAGCGGTCGTGCTGCCAGAGGAACGGCGTATCGCTGCGGAATTTCGCCCCCTCCGGCTCCATAATGTCACCGTCACGATCGGGAGACGGTGTTGAGGCGATGCCGGTGATAATCCGCTCATCCTCATTTACCGACTTCACCGTCATGAGGGTGCAGGCGCGTTTAAGCGTCATTTGCTGGCCTCCAGAAATGAAAAAACCCGCATGTGCGGGCCATTAACTGACGTGTGTGTTAAACGAAAAATACCTGGTAGTCTTTTTTGACCGGTTCGGGGTTAAGAGCCATTAACGTAACGGCGTTGAATGTGGCCATAAGAGGGTCAATTTTCCCCTTCCCGCTGGCCTGTTTGGTGATGAGTATGGCGTTACCTTTCGGCTCCACACGGGCGTTGCCTACGCACCATGCCATCAGAAGCTGACCACCATGAAGCAGAACACCCTCAGCCAGCTTTCGCTCGGTAGTCTTAATGGCGCCGCCGAGTTTCCAGCCCTGGCTGACCCCGGTTACAGCCTCATCAGGAATGCCTGCCTCACTGAGCGCATCAAGAATTTGCCCGACCTCAGAGGGGTCAATCCCAATTTTGTCCAGCAGTTCTGCTTCATAAATCCGGCTGACGTACTCTGCAACTTGCTCAACATCCTCACCTACACGCTTAACGATCGTCAGGTCACCGGCCCTCTCAAAATCCTTTAATTTTGAAATTTCGCTCTTTCGTCTTTCCAGGGCGATGGTATGCGCCCATGCATGACACCAGCATAACCATTCGCGAGTCTGGCGATCGCGCCCGATAACGGCCAGGCCAAGAAGGTCATCGAGACCACCGCCATCTATACCAACTGTGACCACCTCAGAGCGGCGCAGAATATCTTCAAAAGTGACGCGCCTTGCCTGTTGCTCCCAGAAATCCGCCCCTGCCCATCGGTCAGCGCGCAGGGCGAGACCGATTTCAACGTTGGCGTGCTTGGACATAAAGCCACGGAAGTCTTCTTCCCCGGCCTCTTTCGCTTTGTTGTATTCGCGGTAAAGAAACTGCTCGTCAACGGAGTAACCCAGGTTGGGGTTAACCATCGCGAGGTTATCCAGAAGAAGATGCTCTCCGCTGGCAACCATTTCCGGTGGATGCTCAAATATCACCGGAAGAAAATGCGGGTCGTGAATTTTTCCGTCGCGAACGTCACGGGCGTACTGTAACTTTTTCTTAAACACACCAGCAGGCGGTTCGTTGGACTGCGTGGTTGTGTACATCACAAAGCCTTCCGGTCGTGATGCCATGCCACCGACTGCCTCGCGCAGCATATCTTCGGAGTTATGTTGCTTGCCAAAAAGCCACAACTCGTCAATGAGCGTGCCAACAGATTTAATCCCCGATACGGTGTTGGGATCGGCGGCCACCACTTTCAGCGTCGTGTCCGTTCCCCTGTGGGTGATGGTCCTGATGTGTGTCTGCACCTGACAGAGGTCATCCAGATCATCATCCCGCTTTACCATATCGCGCGCCGGGTTAAAGGCGTTTGTCGCCACCTCTACAGTCGGGGCGATGATGGTGTACCCGGCAGCCTGACGCCAGTTGAGCAGCAAGGCCGTCATCATTATCCCGGCGGCCAGCGTAGACTTGGAGTTTTTTTTGGGGATCAGTACAAACACTTCTGTAATGTGTCTGCGGCCGGTTTCGGCATCATAGGAGCCGAACAGCGCGGCAACGAGATCGAAAACCCACTGTGCGCAGGACTCACCGAAAGTTGGCGATCCTGGAGCATCAACGATTTTCAGTTGCCTGAAAACGTTCAGGGCTATTTCAGCCTGCTCCGGGTAAATCGGGGCAGGAATAATAGACTGGCCTTTCTTCAGGCGCTCCGCCCAGTCAGGGCAGGCAGTTGTCCACTCCGGCATCATGTATTCCCGCGATTGTTAACCACCAGTTTCGGCGGCTGCTGAATTGCGAACTTATTGGCCGCTTTTTTGGCAGCCTCAGCTTTTGCATCCTTCTTACCGCCCTCACCTTTCTTCTGATGCATATAAGGCAGCATGGCCTTTGCAGCATCTTTCCTGGTTTCGATTTCGTAACCAACGTTGTTCATAACCGATTTCAGGAAGTCGAGAGGGTCTTCATACTCACCGGCGGACGATGCCGCAGGAGGTCGTTTTTCTTCAGGAGTGTTTACTGCTGGGGTATAAACATTCCTGCGATACGCAGGTTCGTCATCCACCTCAACTTTTTCTCGTTTTTTCCGCTCAATAAACGCGATGACCTCCGGGTCTTTAGCAAGCTGCGACCCCTTGGAACGCGCGGATTTTTCAGAATATCCCGCCTTTATTGCCGCATCCTTCTGAGACATCCCGGACATCAGCGCGAGAGCATATTTCCGCTTCTGCGCTGTTAACATGTTTACACCCTCCAGAGGGGGATTTTTTCTGCGAATGAGAGGGGGAGCGGTGTCCAGGGCGATCGATGTTTACTCTGGATGATACCCCCCCCGGGGTTGGCAGGCCTCAGAGCCCTACAAACCCTGATTCCTGATCGCCATCATGCACCTTATGCTTCAGGGCTTGTTCATCAGGCTGATCAGTAGCGGCTTCACGTGCAGACTTACCTGCATGACATTCAGTGCAGAGCGTCCACAGGTTGTGCTCCGAGTTATCGCCTCCGAACTGAAGCGCGATACGGTGGTCGAGTTCACTGTCAGTCAAATCAACAACCCGATTACACATACAGCAGCGACCACTGTCACGCGCATAGATACGGCGCTTCAAACTCACCCTTGCACTTCCACTTATCCGGCGCTGCTCACCGTAGATTGGCTTGATGCGTCGCGTATCAATGGCTTTCAGGCGTGGCTTTAACGTTGATAGCTTAGACATGCAACCTCCACGCCCGGCGGCGTTCTGTACGTGGCGCTGAGTCAGGGTGATGCTCTACCGTTTCAGCATCTGCATGGTCCACCAGCGAGTAACACGGATAGATCACTGAGCCACCCCATGCATCACCCACAGCGTAATCGGCGGGTTTGCTGTTATCCCAACGGGATAGCACGCGATGCACATGCTCAGGCGGGACGCTATAGCAAACGCCATGAATGAGTCTCGACAGCGTGATGTAATCAGCGCGTGTCTTATCAGCCACGATTAGCCGCTCAGCAATCTGCATTTGATATTGTGGAGGCCGCCCGGTACCGAGATAAAAGCTCAGCATGTCGCCAGGAAAACGAGCCAGCCAGTCCTGAGCCTTATAACGAAAACCATCAACGGGTAATGCATCCTCTTCGATGATAATCACTCTGTCTGATTGCTCAGCAGCCCAACGAAGAGCGCGAAGGTGGTTTGAATTTGCACCAGCACTATGCTCATCCATGAAGACAATGTCAGCCTCAAGCTTACTCGCTAACTCTTCAGCCATGGTGCGGCGGGAATGGTGAGCCACGATAGCGATCAACATCTGTCAGCCTCATTGTGTGTGAAATGCTCAAGTCTGGCGGCAATAGCTGCGTCCCTGGCTTCTTCAAGTGACATGAATGTTTTCCTTAGAACAAACTTGCCATTGAGCTTAACTTGCGCGAGCCAGCGCCTGTTGCCGCGATTCAGATAAGTAACCCCGAGTACTCCAGTTTTACTATTTTTCTTAGCGCCGCCGAGGTTTTGATTGTTCTCGCTTCTGCTGGCCAACCTGAGGTGATTGATATTGCAGCAGAGCCTGTTGCGACAAATATGATCGACATCCATACCATCAGGAACAGGACCGTTCACGGACTCCCAAACAAAGCGATGCACACGTAATGCCTTACCGCCAGTTCGTATGCTGCCGTAACCTGTTTTTAACTTTGCGCCGGTCCATACCTGGCATTCGCCTTCAATCTTTGTCCTGGCCTTAATTGCTTCCTGTGGCGAGCTATAAACTGTGTTCCGCACAACCAATGGATCACCGTATTTCCGCCATCTGAAATAGTGCTTTCCGCACATCCCTCTTTTTTCAGAACGATTATCGCAGTCATTCACGGAACATTTTTTAGACATCATATCTCGCAACCAATAAAAAAGGCCGCCGAAGCGACCTTGATTTATTTTCAAATTATTTATGGCGCCAGAAAGCGTACTCTTTACCGACACCATCGGACTTAAAAATAGTGTGGATGCGCGGGCCGGTGATAATGCGATCGCCAAACGATTTAGCAACAATGCCAAAAGCGATCATATCCCCCACCGCGGCGCCAGCCTGTTCTTTCTTCCAGAAACGATAGCTCTCGATCCGGTAGTAAAGACGGATGATGCCGTGAGCGAACGCCATCACATCAGCGCGGCTGCCACCCAGCAGACCAGCGTTAAGCATCACATTGTTGCGGTGCGCTTCAATGAACTCCTGATAGATACGCTCAGGATGATTCTGTTTCGCCCAGGAGTCGGCGTAGGTCTTCGGTTCAGAACCGACATACACCTTTCCGGCTTCCATTTCTTCCCACGGCGCGCAAAGCATTTCGACATCGGTACCATCGGTACACCAGACGAACCGGTATTCAGGGTGTTCTCGCAGGTGCTGCCAGATGTGCAGCCAGCGACGGAAGTAGACATTCATCTTCACGTCAGGGACGCGGTGAAGTTCAACATCTGCCGGGACTGTCTGCAGTTCATCCACCAGCGCGATACGTCCGCACTGCCGGAGTGATGCGGCCCATTTAGCCAGCATGTCAGGAGAGGCGGTCATTTTCGTACCGCGCTGCGGGTCAGGCTGGCTGGTCAGTAACGTAGTGATAACCACGTCGCGCTGTCGCCGGTACTCCACATAACCGGTAAACCCGGCATCACGCCGTTCGTTGTGGATTTTAACGTTACGCTCCACCAGCGCCTGCCGGTCTGGTTTTGGTACCGAACGCTCTACGGCCTCATGCTCATCAAGAGAATGAATCAGCTTTTCTGAACCGACGACATCACCGTAAGCCCACGTCGTAAGACCAGCGTTATGGATGCGCAGGGCAAGGTCGCTGTGTTCGTACATACCGCGACCGTAGACCGGGTCAAAGCCGCCAATCTTCTCGATAGCGCTGCGGTGGTAATACAACATCACGCCGCGCTGCCCGGTATAAGCCACATGCCGATCGTCACGGTAAAGCACCGCCATGTCGTTCAGCTTATTGCGACCGGCCAGATCGAGAAACTGGTACGCCAGGTGCGGTTCAGGTGATTCGATATAAGGCAGGTGCCAGTTGTCGGCAACCGGCCATGCGTCATCGTCCCACAGGAAAAGGTGCTCACACCCGGAATCCATCAGCGCTGTCAGGCTGGCGTTCTTTGAAGCGACGATGCCGAGGGATGATTCATGCCGAAGCAACTGCACGCCGTCGGGAACTACTGCTGAGGGTTTAGAACCATCGTCGATAACAACCACCAGCGCGCCGGCTGGAAGATGCTTCATGTGCTGTTCGAGCGCTCGTTTCAGAACGTCGGATCGATTGTGGGTAGTGATGGCAATGCCGATCCGAGACGACGAAGCGCTGGCGGGTGCATACGGGACACCGTCAATAGTGACCTGCATAATAAACTCCATGGATAATCGTATGCGGAACAGTTACTGCTTAACGCTGTTGGCGCTCAATCACCACAAGTCCACGACGAGTTTGTCGTTTCACCTCACCGTTTTGCGCCAGCACCCTGCCCTTACCATCGGTTTCAATGCTCACTACCTCACCAGTAACATCATCCGCGGTAAGGCAATGTTTAACTTCTTCCCCGTTCAGATAAACGGTGATGCGCTCTCGCCCTGGGATGATGCGTTCACCCGGATCATCATCGAGTACAGTTATGCGCATGGTTAACGCCCTTTCTGATATAACAGACCGCCGGGTTGTAGCGCGTTACGGATGGCGCGGTTCACGGCTTCATTAATGTTCAGCTGCGCTGCTAACTGAGCAGAAAACTGAGCATCAAGTGAAGCCTGCAGCGACTTAAACAAATCACTCTCACGCACGGCATCAATGACGGCCTGATTCGTTTCATCGCCAAGCCTGATATTCATCTTCGCGTTTGTTACGACGGCGTTTCCGATGATGGATGAAACGGCTTCATGCACCGTATAGCGATCAGCCATAAACTCAACGTTGCTCTGGCCATCTTCAACTCCGATGGTCATGCCAGCTGCGTACCGTTTGCCACCATAATCCACGTTCATCTTCACGCTGTAGTTCGTAGACAATGTGCCATTGCCGATCAGCGCCTCGTGGATGTAAGCCTTGCCGGTTTTATCAACAAACCAGCCACCTTTAAGGCCATGAAGTGCGCAGCTGTTACGGATCTCTTCGTCCAGCGCCTCAATAATCTCTTCGGTATCGACAGAAGAAACCCCTTCGATCCAGTCACCGGCTCGCCAATCTCGTGCTGAGCCATCTTCTGCAATTGGACGCAGGCGCACCTGCAATCTCTCACCAGCTTTGAGGCCGGAAATAAGGCATACGGTAGCTGGCCAGAAGATGCGTTTTTTCATAAGTCGGCCATCTTCATGAAGGCATTGCAGTTCTAGCACCGCGCAGCCACCCGGCCATTTCCATTCGACGTCCACACCAAAAGGTTTGGGAGTGGTTTTTACGTAAGGGACGATTGAAGGTTCTGACATTTTAATTTTCCTTTTAGACGTGAGCCTGTCGCACGGCAAAGCCGCCGAAAGTAATCGGTTTGCCCAGGCTCACAGCTGAAAGACTTTCTTTGATGTGCGCGTGCGATGCGCATAAATGCCGCGCTATGCGGTTACTGTCTGAATATCAGGGTATTACTTCGTTCTAACCCCGGGTAAGGTAAGCATTCAGCCCGTCAGTGGTGGGACACTGATTCACGCAAAGAGGAGGAATGGCTGAATAACTCTTCGAAGGAAAAAGGATGATCACCAAAGTAAAAATCAAGTTTATTTCCCCTATTGATGGATCGGTATCAGATACCCCCACGGAGCATGCAATTCCCGTAGTTCCATTGACAGTATGGCCAAGTAGCTCAAAAGATATAAACGTTTATAAACCAAATGGATTGAAGGCTGGTGCCTACGCACTTATAGATACCGGAGCAGATATTTGCTATGTGGATTCAGACTTTGCTGACGATTTAAAACTCCCAATCGCGGAAAAAACAACTGTGAGCGGAGCCACCTCAACAATAGAAACTACAGTTCGGCATGCGGTAATATCGTTCACTGAGGACGAAAGAGTTTTTTCAACAGAATTGACTTCAGTGCCATTGGTAAGTAACGGGAGAAAATTCCAGGTCGTTTTCGGAATGCAACTAATTAAAATGGGCGCCCTTACGATGGATTTTTCCAATCAAGTATTTGAGTTAACATTTTTTAACTAACCCCCCAGGGATACCTCCCTCTTTTGCAAGACTGGATAAGGGCATTGCTTTTGCTGTTTTCCTAAAATCGGTACCAGAATTGAGTTGCGATTTAATATCTTTTAATTCGCTCTCAATTCTCTTTACACGTTCAGCTAAAGTCATGATTGCCTCTTAATAATCGCTTAACATCTACAAAGCCTGCCCGAAGACAATACATACCATTATCAAGCCCACCAGCAGGTGAGCTTTGTAATGGCTAACAGTCGTCATCTGGACGTGCTACAGCTCGACATGCGGCCATGCATGCGCGCTTCATATCGAGCTCTGCCTGGCGTATCCACTCAACAGCTTCCCAGTCGTGAGGAGTGCGTTGTACATCACCTACATGCTCACGCAGCAACTTAATAAACTGGCGGCTGAGATCCTTAAACTGGTTCATCTTGCCGATTTCACCGTAAGAGAGTTCGCGGTAGCCCTTAACGGTGCTTCCGTCCTGTGGTTTAGCTTCGCTCATCGGATTCTCTATTTTTGGTGGGTATGGAAACTTACCCGCGATTGAATGTGAACACAGCAGCATGCTTCACTCCTGTTTCTGGCAGTTCGCCTGCCACGCTTTGTTATGCGCCAGGATGTCTTTCTTCGTCTGGCGGTCCAGAACGTCAATATCGTGGTTTGTCAGATAGATAATCCGGCTCCACAGGCAGCCCGTATCAATCACCACCGGGGCGGGTGAAGTTTTCGCGCAGCTCGCGATCAACATCGTCATCAGGCATGTGATTAACAGTCTGCTGGACATTACTAGCCTCTTTAGTGACTTCCGCTTTACGTTCTGCCGCCGCAACGGTCGCCGCTGCATTCTCTTCTGTGCGCTGCTGATCGGCTTTAGCCTCTGCTTTACTGGTGCCGCGAATATGGCCCAGGCCGAAAGCGCCAGCGATGGCGGCAATGACTGCTGCAGCAATACCAAATAAAGTTTCAAACCCCATAGTGACCTCACACCAGGACAGATTTCGCCAGGTTAAACAGCGCGCGGCGTTTATCCAGCCCGTTACGTCCGCCATTGATAAGCAGCGTGACGCGCTCCACGTCGCCGGAATGGAGCAGGCATCCGTGCGAGACATAGAACCATGCAGCTGAGCGAGCAGCATATTCATCCTGTTCCAGCAATTCAGGCTGGGTTACAAGGTCCAACTTCAGCGCGTGGCCACAGTTGCGGTAATTGCTGAGCCCGGTGATTTGCTTCAGGCCGCGACCGCGATATTTCCAGCCATCACCAGCAACCTGGTTGCCCAGGTTCTTTTTGCCCCACTCACCGCCATAAACCAGATTGGCTATCGCTTTCTGATTTGCCGGTTGCGTTGCCGTTCTGCCGAGTGCGGCGGCCTGCTGTGCAGTAATGCGATGCTTGCCGAACGTAGGTACCAGGTTTTCTGCCGCATAGTTCAGGTTTTCCACCAGCCGGGTGAAACCGCCGGACTCATGGCCCATCTGCGCGATAAACATGGCCTGATCGAGCGGCGCGGTTATGCCGAATTCCTTCATTGCAGCATCGATATAGCGAAACCAGCGCACGGCTAGACCGGCGCTTATACCTGCCGCCTTTTCAAATTGTGTTTGGTTCATTAGTGCCTCAGATGATCTACCAGACGTGCCAGATTTCCCCGGGCCCTCATAACGGCGGCGCAGATAAGGAGGTTTGCCACCACCACCAGCCAGCTGGAGTCACGATAGAGACCGAAGATAAACTGCAACGGGATAACGGCATAAACCAGTACGGTTACATACGCCATGATAGAGATGAAAGGACGATGCCGGGCGCCATGTCGCTGGTAGAACATCAGAACGATAACAATTACCGCGCAGATAAATGCATTAAAGAATGCAGTCAGCTCACCTGCCATTTCCCCCTCCTCCGCGTAAACGCGAGAAAAAGCTGAACAGGCTGTTCAGATCCTGGTTATTAAGATAAGTTAGGATTTTGATACACAGGGCAGACAGAATCACTGCTCCTAGTGCATCCAACGGTTTTTCATATCGCGATGCGGCATTTAGCAGTGAGCCAACAAATCCAGCCCCAAGCACCCCAACGATAAACGACGTCAGAAAATACCCAGCCAGTCGGGCGCGGGACAGGTTTGTGGCTGTCGCGACGTAGAACACCGCACCACCAAACGCCCCGAACACCACACCAAAATCTGTATGAGTAAAGACGCCGTACAGGACTGAACCCAGCAGGCCGCCGCCGAGAACAGCGCCGGTGCCGGTTAATGGATCGGACATTAAGCCCCCTCTTATTGCCGTGAGTCCTCTCAGAACGAGGGGAAACAAAAAAGGCCGCCCGTAGGCAGCCTTTAGATTATTTTTTCAGTCACCACAGAGATGGGTGCTGATTTTTGTGACGCGATTCGATAAAAACCGCGAACCTTTGAGGTGATTTACTGACTTCAAGGATTGGTATTTTCCAGCCCGTCGTCAAATTCAGATAGGTGGTATCTTTACTAACTCTGACTGTTCCCGCATATCCGTCTTTGGAGTACGCATTTACATTGATATGTGCAGATTTTTTACCGCTCATAATTACACCGTCCTGATGTGGATTAGTCACTTCTTGTGACACATATCACATTATCACAGTATAAATTTTAGGCAATAAAAAACCCGCTTACGTTGCGGGCTTCAACCTTGTTGCTCAGTACGCTTTACTGTCCCGAGCCTAACACAATTTAAGCACTTTCCTGCTCACTCTGCAACTTAAATCTGTCGCTATTTGTGCCGAACGCGTCACAAAGTGGTGCGTATAGGATCGATTCTGCAAGACAAACCCATGTATCAATGCGACGACGGCATGTAATAAGGGTCCAGTCGGGGTGTTTTGAATTAAGCTCTTTAGCCATCTGGAGTTTGCTTTTACGCAGACGATGACGATCAACAATCACGCCATACAGCCCACGGTATTCTTCGTTCATCAATACCGCAGCAATAACGCCGTCAATCTTTAGCCCCTCCTCGTCTGAGCAGAACGCTAGGCCAGTTTTGTTTTTACTGTCGAGGATTTCACGCAGGTATGCTTCCAGCTCGGGTTTGGTGATGCCGGATTTCTTCATGCGGCGCAGCGCATCGTTGATAGCGGATTTGGTTATTTTCCCGGAAGCCAGCAACTGGTTGAACATGTTTCCGCCCGAGCCACCACCGATATAAGACCAGCGACCCCACATGCGGAGCTTTCCCTGTACCCAGATACTTTCTAGAGTGCGAAGGCGAACCAACTCGCCGGATTTACCTACTTCTGAAGGATTGATCATTTGCGTCTCCACTTACGCCAGTACGCCAATTGCCAGCGCACGATCTAAAAACCGAAACAGCAGCGTTAACTGGTCGCCGTATTTCGCTTCAAATGCCACGGGATCAGCGTGTAACTCGTCGTGATGCGCTCTGCACAGCGGTATCACAAACAGGTCATGCGCTTTGGTACCCATTCCACCCTGCCCGTGGCCTATCAGGTGGTGGGGGTCGTCAGCTGGGTTATTGCAGCAACTGCACTGCTGCGACTTCACCCAGCGGGTGTATTTCTCGTTTTCCCAGCGTCGGCGCTTTGGCCTCAGCATGAAAGATTCCGGCGTTTCAGGATCGACCTTTACCGCCACTATCTTTTTTGCCTTCTCCTGAAAGATTTGCGTAGCCGGTAATGACGGGACAATGTCGCTTTCCCTCATCACTGAACTGTGCTGTTCTGGCTTGATTCTGAGTGCTTTACTCGCCACTGATTCAGGAACAAGGTCAGCCAGATCATTACGTACCATCCACCAGCAGAACTCAGGAAGCGAAAGAGTGTGTTCAGGGCTGAAACCTAAATCAATATTTACCCTTTCCAGCAGCCATTTTACCAGGTTCTGCATGGCAATTCCTGCCAGTCTTTCAGTGGTTTGCTCACGTAAATGGTTATCACACGACCAGCAAAGACGAATGCTCCCCGGAGCGTGGCGCATCACCGTAAAGTCACTGGCATGCCAGTCAGTGTGAGGCCACTGGCATTCAAATTTTCTCTCCAGCCAGGCATCAAGGCTACTCAATCCACCAGCTCGCTGAATGACCCTCTCGTTAACGAAAATAGCCTGCATGTTGGCATCGTCAGTCAGGGGCTGGTGGGCTTCAGGGATTAATCCAGATGGCAGATGCTGTATGGCTTCGGATGGTGGCTCAATAACTACCCTTCCCTGACGGAATAGCCAGAGCAGTTCGGTACCAGGGCGGAACAGAACCACCCCGGACATCGGCGCAATTTCAGGCGTCAGTATGGCTCTCACCCAATTCCCCCCATTGTCGGTTGATGCCTGGTTATCGATATTTCTACCCTTCCGCCACGCACTTTCGGCCCCCACTCCACCAGCATTCTCTGCACCTGGCTGTCATCCTCCCAAATGCCAGCATGTGTAAGCGCATCAAACAGAGCCTTGTTGTAGTTGTCGATGTCGCGGCGGCGGGCATCTGGCGGAAAGAGAAGGATCTCCACCGCAGCTGGTGATGATGATGGTTTTGGTAAGCAACGCAGTTGCTCAATGATCGCTGCACATGCCGCGCTCTGGTATGCCCTGCCCTTCTCGCTGATAAGATGGCGGCCTTTTAACGGCCCTTTGTTTGGGGCTCGCCAGTATGTGTTTACGCTCGGTGGGAACGGGAGTATCAGTTTCATGAATCAACTCCATAGCGCCCGTTCAGGCGTCCGATTACGCTGTTGAACATCACCAGGCTTACGCCCATCGGTTTAACCTTCTCGTGGTACTCCTTCAGGATCGGAGGCACTACGACATTCCAGCTTGGCTTTGGCTTCTGCTTTAGGGCTTTTTTGATGGCATCGTTGCATTGACGGGCTACATCACGCACAGCGTTCTCATGCTCGGTAGATAGCTTTTTCATGCGGCGCGCTCCTGTAGTTTTTTCATGGGAACGGCAACTGCCGGTATAAGCTCAACAGCTGGTGATTCAGATTGATTTCCCCAGTGGTCCCAGCCAGGCGCACCGCAACGGCTGAATAGTTCGATGCGCGGAACGTCACCATAAAGTTTCTCCAGACGGAAACGCGCCTCTGCTGGCTTCTGGCTGTGCTCACCGAGTGGACTGTAGATAACCTGCTTGATGCTGGCGCATTTGCGTTCAAGTCCATTCCCCCTGGTGGCGATTAGCAGGTCTTCGGTATTGGCTCGGGTGTAATTCCCGCCGTTCATGCGTGTCTGTGCGTTCAGCATGTCGAGGAAGTCGTAAAAATCCTCCACACGGCCTGCCTGAAGTGCTTTGTTGATATGCTGCTCTGCCAGTGGGTTGAACTTTACCCAGGTAAAGCCCTTCATCGTGCGGACCTTAAAGCCCCACGCTTCAGCCAGCTCGATAGCCTCTCGGGTGTGCGTACCGGTGAACCACATAGCCAGAACTGCATCATCGGCAGCCAGGTCCCAAACCGGCAAGCGCTTCATGTCGATCAGTTTCATCGTGTCGTAGTGATCTTCTGCTGCACCGTTACTGGCTTTGTTTTCATAGAGCCAGGCAGGGTCAGCGTAAATCAGTGAGTATTTCATCAGACATTCCTCGCTCGGCCAGCCAGACACCATGCATCAGAGGGTGCTTTCACTTTCGGCGCCATGCTCAGGCAACGCTGACGCTCAATCAGTATCTTCATCCGCTGCTCTTCGTTCTTAGAGCGGTTGAAGGCATCCATCAGAACTGTGGCTGCACGCTGGTAGAGCCCTTTTTCAAAAAGGCCTTGAGCCTTATCCATCATTGTGGTCACAGCCGGATTCAGAGCTTCTTCCTGTTCTGGTACAGCTGATTTATCAGCCCGATTGATTTTCAGTGCGGAACGCCCCTCGCCAATCTCCCCACCCGGTGCTTTGGCAAAATACTGGTAGCACTTGCCGTTATGCTGGCGGGTTGCGCGATTCAGCTTGACCAGATGGCATACCCCGCGCTGAACAGCATGAACGTCGTACTGTGGCATTGATGCCGCAATCTCTTTGTTCGTTAAGCCAGGATTAGCGGCGATGAAAATTTGAATATCTTTCAGAAGACTCATGAGTTCGCTCCTCTGAAGCCCGCCGGGACTTTGCTGTAGTCGGTGTTCTTGAAGCTGGATTTGAAGATTCCATCCTCACGCTCCCACTTCCCGTTAACACGCGCTGGCCTTCCGGCATTCGCCCAGTTGGTAGCGGACTTCAGGTAAGCTGGAAACTTCGTTGGCTGGAAAAGTGTCTGCGGGCGCAGGTAGGCCGCCATTGTTAAATCGTCACTCCACTTGGCGTTGCAGTAGTCCACCACCAGCGACAGCTCTTCAACGGTGAATCCCTCCCCGATTCGGGCGCGAATGTTTTGCAGCGAGGTTGTTGAAACCTGATAACGCGAACTGGTCACCTGGTTCAGATGGGTTAAAACCTGTTTAGCCTGATCGGTGATCAACACATCACCGTCTGGTTGCGGCGCAACCGGACAAATAGGGTTTTTAATATCTGTAGTATTCTCTGTTGTATTCTCTGTAAGAACATCAGTGCAATTTGACCTGATGAGAGCGGTTCGTTTTGACCCGATGGAACGTTCCACTTTGACCTCTTCCATCGGTTCATTTTGACCTGATGGAAGAGTGCATTTTGAACTCTTCGATTTGGTCACTTTGACCTCATCTAAAAGCTCACTTTCGTAGTTGATCGTGTAATAGTTCGTCATGTCGCGCTGAGACTTGTTTAACTGCTCAACTTTGAGTACGCCAAGGTTTTTCAGGCGGGTGAACGTGCGCTTCAGGGTGGATTCAGACCAGAACGGGAACTGCTCCAGCCACTGCTCATTGGTGTTGTAAATCCAGCGCACGCCGTCACGCTCCAGTCCGGAGGTGGTTTCTTTCAGCCAGTAATTAACCTGCTGCAACGCAATGGCCTCGTTCAGCCCAATGCTGTACGCAAGGTCAGGGTTAATCACTATCGGGCGGGATGGCATTAACAGGCTCATGGTCGTCCTTTAACTCTGTAAATTTACGCTGGAATTGCTCAAGAGGGCTGAAGCACTCATGATCGTACCCTTCGCGAAGGTATATAACGCGTCGGCTCTCGGGCTCCCATCTGATGACCCGCACCGGGACGCCATAGTGATCTCTGAAACGACGGTTAAGTTCTCGCATAGCGCTCTCCCCTTCCGACGCCAGACACCCACAATCGCCATAGCCCTGCTGTGGTTACATGGAACCCAGCGGCCTGATACCATCCGCTCATACCGAAACGACGAGGTTCCAATAACGGGAATACCACGTAGTTGCGGGAGACGGTTGTTTACCGTTACACTGTTCATGCGTTAGTTTCTCCACTGATACGACACGCCAAGGGGCCCGGAGCTGCACACTCGCGGGCCTCACCCATTTCTGGAAGGCAATAAACACGGGAAATAAGGTTCAGGAACGTCATGAGAGTGACCCTGAACTGATATGCGATATCGTTAAGACTTTGCCACTCGCTCCGGTCAACTACACCATCTTCAATGTAATGACGGTAAGCATTGACCAGCTCACCAAGCCTCCCCACCAGCTCGGCCAGCTTCAGGCCAATCTCTTCGTTTTCATCATCAGGCACGGCGCCGGGAACGTGAATTCCGTTATCAGTTTCACGAGAGTACGCGTCAGCGATGTAACTTACGCCAGCAGCTCTCTGAAGCACCATTGCCCAGCCCATTGGAAAGATCTGGTCGCCACCAGCACGAAGGCGGTTAAAGAGTGAATTCTGGGTTTCGTCCAGAATCTCCGCCGCTTCAGCGTATCCGCCTGGCAACGCGGCAATCGTCTTCCTGATTGCGGCCACTAGCCAGGCGGGCTGCTTCTCAACTTTCCATTCAGGTTCTATACCCACGGTCATATCCTCTTTTCTGTGGTTACTGCTTGTGTTGAGAATTGTTAAATTTGCTGTAGAGAGAGGCGTCGTATTTCAGCTTCCCGTTTGTAATTCTTTCGATGTAAAGAGCCTGTTTTTCTGGAATGACCTCTCCCCATTGACATACGGCACTGTGAGTTACCCCTAAGGCAACTGCGGTTTTAGAAATGCCGCCGTAGTAGTCGACGACTGTCCCTTTATGCATGGTTTGAATCCTCATTAGTTAGCATTCTTACATCGTATATGGACAGCATACTTACGTCAATAAAATGTAAGATTGCTAACGTGCATTCCGAGGAGATTATATGGATACCGTTGGCAGCAGACTGAGATTCAGAAGAAAGCAGAAAAAACTTACCCAGCGCGATGTCGCTGAGTGGGCCGGAGTAAGCGCGTCTGCTGTGACCCAGTGGGAAAGTGATTTAACTAAACTTTCTGGTGAAAACTTGATACTGGTGTGTAAGTGTCTTCAGTGTTCTCCGGAGTGGTTGGTTTTTGGTTCAGGTGATATCGAAAATGGCATTAACATCAACTTAATGTCTGCCAGAGAGGTCCCTCTGATATCCTGGGTGCAAGCTGGCAATTGGACTGAAGTAATTGGCAATCCAAGCAATGAACAAGTTAAAACGACTCGCAAGCTTTCCGATTCAGCTTTTGCTTTGAGGGTTAAAGGGGATTCAATGACTTCCAGTAAGGAGTTGAGTATTCCTGAAGGTTCTATTGTAATTGTTGAGCCCGAGTTCGGCTTCGTGGATGAAGCAAACGGTAAAATTGTCGTGGCTCAAACGGTTTCTGGCGGTGAGGCAACCTTAAAAAAATTAGCGATAGATCCCCCTTTTTCGTACCTGATTCCACTAAATCCGGCGTTCAAACCCATTGAGGTGAATCAAGAAACCAATCTAATTGGTATAGTTAAGCAAATAATCATTGATCTTTAGACCAAGCCCGCCCCCTACAAGCCCGCCTTTCGTGCGGGCTTTTTAGTGCTCAAAAAATATAGTAAGTAAACTTACAAATTTAACTTGACTGAAAATGTAAGATGTCTAATATTAAATCCATCAGCAGCGAACATTGTGGGTAGCAAGTATGAGCACTAGCGCAAACAGAAAGACGATTAAGTTGCCAGCCGGCGAGACCTTTGCGCCTATTAGAAATAAGTGTAAGAGCTGTGGCTATGTCGAATTGACGCTGCATGTAGATTGCAGCGCCTTGAAAGCTCAAACGCAGGTTGTTGAGGCGGTCAGCAAGCGTTACTTGCCATTAATCGAAAAGGTTCCTGGTGAGATTGTCGAAGTAATCATTGGCAAGCTGATCATCGAACTGAGAGCTCTCGTCTTCAGTTACAACGTGACCACAATTTCCACAGACAGCTCCCGCAAAACTGTCAGAACCTTCAGGTATCGCGGTGCTATCGAAGAGTTTGCCACTGCATTCTGGGCAAGAGAACTTAACTTCGTCCATTTGTAATATCCTTCTTGGTTGTGTGAGAACTCCAAGAATACCACCGAGCCTGATGTGGTGAAAAGACAGGCAGCAGTTGAAGTACGGTATATGGCACATGTGCCGCAGCGGTCCGGGGATTCCTTAGGCAGTATCCCGATCCAGCGGGTAGCCGGAATGTGCAAGCCAGCATGCACGACAGCCAGATACGTTTCACCAGCGTGGCGATCAGGTGTGACACCTCGGAAGAGACGAGGCTATAGCAGGATCGAGCATTGTATGTTGGCTGATTGGTCAAAGGTAAGAAGATAAGTGCCTTAGAATATGGAAATGATACTTATCATCTATAACGTAACCTTCCCTATCAGGCCCGCAATTTATGGAATAGGTCTTTTTAAGGATGCCCTTATAGACCAGCTGCTCTACTACAGGATTGTGATTTTTAGCATAGACAACGTAATTACCTTCTTTGATGAAAGAAAGCAGGCACTGCTTTTCAGGTACTGAAAGCGTGCTGACTTTAAAACGTAAAGCCAGCGTTTGAAGCGAGTTTAATACGGTTTTTGTAGTGAAACTGGTTAGCGAAGAAATAAAAAAGCTGACGCAGAAGATCATCAGATAGTACAGGCTGAATGCCGGAAGAAACTCCGGATTGTGAGCGCCAACAGACTGCTTAAATGAGTCAGGCAAAAGCACCGTGAGAATGACGAAGATGATTAGCATATGCATTAAACGCCTAATGTCTATGTCACGCAGGATTGAACGCAGTAACTCCTGCAACCACTTGTTGTCCATCGGCGGAATCCATCACTCTCTGTAGGGGTGAGAAGATTTTAACCGATTTCTCGCTGTAGGGGTACACGAGAACCACCGAGCCTGATGTGGTGAAAAGACAGGCAAAAGTTTCATTGCTGTGTGTAGTCTTGGCGGTCGGCAGTTTTGAATGTCCTTAATGTCGACCGCCCCTTTTCACAACTGAAAGCGCGTTCAGCGTTCAACTTGAGAGGCCGTAGTCGTTAAATCAACTCAGGAGAACGCGCTCTCAATTGTGGAGAAGTAACGTGTCGACATTGCAGTGTCGATTGTGGCTGCCAGCCTCAAGCATCCTCAAGGTGCTTGGTGATGGTAATAACGCCATCTCAACCAACAGGAGACGATGAGCCTGTTCTGGTTGGATTGGAAAAATGTTATTTGCCCGCTCAGCGGCGGGCGCTTTTTCTGGAGGTAGCATGTCTGCAAATGATTTGGCTGTTAAATATGGTACTTATCAGCCCGAAAATTTACTGGTCATTCTTCCACTTGAAGAAGCGTCAGACATTATTCGTGAAAGTCTTCGCGCTGAGGTTCGCCACGAGCTGGAATATGAATACGATGACCGTATTTCTTCTGCTGAAGAAGAGGCATCTGATTGGGAATCACGGGCAGACATTTACGAATGCGATGCGATTAGTTTTGCCAGAGCGATAGAGAAAGCCTTGCTTGCACCAACCTTGGATGAAGCAAAAATTATTCTCGAACGCGTTCGTTCTGATAATCGCGAATATTTTTAATACTTAATGAATATTTACGAATTTGGCAGCATTCAAGTGCCGGGATTCGTGCAACCAAAATTCAGCGCTGTGCAGAGCGCGTATAACACGGAGAAACTATCCATGACGAGCACACAGAACGTCACCGAGTTACAACCACGCATGACCAGAGAGCAGCTTATTGACGCAGCGCGTAAGGCAGCCCCTCTCCTTCCGCCAGCTTATTGCGGCATTATGAAAGAACTGGCTAACCGCCTGGACTATACCAGCGTCGCGCTTTGTGAAGCGATGGCTCAGCGTAAGGAACTGGCTGTTCAGAACGCCACGTTGCGTGAAGATGTCGCAAGCTGGGCCAAAGAGTGTGACCGCATTGTTGAACGCCACACGAAGATCAGAACAAATATGCATTTGCTGGAAGCCCAGCGAGAACTACGTGAGTTGTCTACCGTCGTCATTTCCCAAAATAACGAGGTGGCTCTCTGATGGCTAATTCATTCAAGCAAATGACCCGTGACGGGACCATCAAGCGTACCGATACCGGGATGTTTATCAGCCTTGACCAAATCCATGTGCGGGAAGGTTTCAACAAACGTGAAGATGATGTTCGTACCCGCCAGGCAGATGATGACCTTTTCAACTATCTGATGAACGGCGGTTCTGTTCCTCCGCTGGAAGTTATCGCCCGTGATGAAGGTGGAGTGTGGGTTGTTGAAGGCCACCGTCGTCGTCGCTGCTATGCGCGCTGTGCAGAAGCTGGTAAGCCAGTAGACCGCATCCACATCATGCCGTTCAACGGTAGCGATGTTCAGCGCCTGGCGCGCATCATGACCAGTAACAACCAGCTCCCGCTATCCGATATGGAACAGGCAGCTGTTATTCAGGAGCTTCATAACGCCTTCAACCAGACCACCAGCGAGATAGCAAAGCTGGTGAATAAGTCTGTGTCCACCGTCGAGAAGCTGCTGCTCCTCAGCACGGCGAACCATGACGTTCAGCAGGAGGTTAAATCCGGTGCTGTGTCAGTCGATGTCGCGGTTGATCGCGTTATGGAGTATGGCGAACAGGCCGGGAAAGTACTCCAACATGATAAAGCTGTAGCGGCTGCTCAGGGTAAATCGAAAGTAACCCGTAGCTCTATCGCGCCGGAGCTGAGTGTAAAGAACGCACGCCGTTTCGTTGAGCTGATGGCTCAGGCCACGATCAGTGATGAAGGCGTCTTCACTCTTGAAGGGAGTGCACTGGCCGAGGCGCTGTCGATTATGGACGAACATAAAGCGATTGCCGAAACGCGTGAAACTTACCGCCTGTCACAACCTGTCCCTGAAACTGAGATCAGAGGGAAAACTCTTTACGTCAGACTTGAAGGTAATGAGATCGGGAAAGCGCAAATCTATCGCGGTAAGAACGTCATCCTTAATGGGATCGTGACCAGCCAGTCAAAGGCTGTGGCCCACTTCGTTAAGCAACACAAATTGCAGCAGGAGCAAAATCATGACAGCCAATAAACTAATGACCGGCGAACAGCTGGATGAACTGATGACTATTGCTGTCAACATGCAACGAGATAGTGAAAAAGTGAGCGACCGCCCTGCTGCTATGTTCGCTTATGCAGTGCAGGTAGCTGTTCTGGAACTGCGTAAGGTTCGTAATGAAGCTGCGGCGCTAGCTGCGGAGAATGCGGGGATTAAAGCTGCGATTGACGAAACTATCAGATGGCAGCAATCAACCGATCCGGAGAATGTCGAAAGCGTTCGAATGCTGGTCGACGTTAAAACCCCAGCCACCGACGCTTTCCTGGCTGAAGTTCGGGCGCAGGGTGTGGAGATGTTTGCTGCCAGCCTTGGAAGCCCATATGTAGAGCGTGGCGAGGAATGCTATCAAGATGGATACACGCATGCCATTGAAAGAATCAAACGCCGTAAAGCTCCCGAGTTCGCCGCCCAGATTCGCAAAGGAGTGCAGTCATGAGTACACAAATTAAACCTTGCCCATTCTGCGGCAGCAAAGACGTAGAGGCGTTCTCGCAGTACGAAGAGGACTGTCCTTACCAATCGGCAATTGTTCGCTGCCACTCGTGTGACGCGCAGTCTGTTCAGATGGTGGGCGCCAACAAAATCAACATGGCTATAGCTGCTTGGAACAAACGTGTCCAGGAGGCCGCCAAATGAGCATCATCGACAAACGTGTATTACGGGAAGCGGCGGTTCGCGCAGGTGGCATGAAGTGGCAATACATGCGCGCGACGCAACATTCGAAAGCATACATAACGGACGATAAAGGTTCGACAGTCATCAACTGCACTGATGGTGATGTTCCAGCCAAATGCGCCGGATTTCTCGAGTCCGCCAACCCTGCCGCCGTGCTGGCGCTGCTGGATGAGCTGGAAGTGGCTACTTATGCATGTAATGGCTGGCAGAGAAAATTTGCGGAGTCGGACGAAAGGCTGGAAGCCGCAGAGAAGCGGATTGCTGAGCTGGAGGAGCGGGAAGTGAAATTGCCTAAGCCCATTAGTGTTTTGCATCGTAGGGATTTCGGAGATGCACACCGTTCTATCTATGCATATCCAGAGGCAGAGGTTAATGCTGCTTTATCCGATGCTGGCATCCGTATTCACGGAGAGGACTAACCCATGAGCACTATTACCAAAGAATGGCTACTGAAGACAATCGCGGAGCTTGAAGAAGAGCGCGATGCTGTGCCCGGCGCAGTAAACGAAGACGCGGCTATGGCGCTTGAGGCGATGAAGATTGCTCTGACATCGCTGCTTTATGGTAAAGCCGAACAAACAAACTACCGCGCTATTGTTGAGCGGATAGCTGAAATCGTTCACGGAAAAGTTACTGATATCGATCTGCTTACGGTAACAGTTAAGAGCATGAAGGATAAATTACAGAAATAAACACCGGGTGCAGCCGGTTAAGTGGAGAGAAACGCATGGGGCAGTTAGTAACACTTCATGAGTGGGCATCTGGTCCTAATGGATTCAAATATCCATTAAGCAACTCAGCATTAAATAAAATAGCAAAGACCAAACAGACTTATCCGCCAGCCTTAAAGCAAGGTCGACGCTGGGTTATAGATGAAGATGCTCGTTTTGTTGGCATGGTTGGCAGTGTTGATATTTCGTCATCATTATCAGACAAGGCCCGCCAGTTAGTGGAGAAAGCAATAAATGGCAGCTCGCCCCAGAAAACATAATGTCAAAATACCCAACCTTTACTGTAAGTTAGATAAGCGTACCTCAAAAATTTATTGGCAATATCGCCACCCTGTAACTGGTTCATTTATTGGATTCGGAACAGATGATGAAGCGGCAAAAGCTGCTGCAATCGAGATGAACCGTATAACCGCAGAACAAGAAACTCAGCAATCTTATGCTCTGATTGATATGGCAATGAAGAGCTCAGTGAAAAAGGATCAAGGTATACGTGTTTCTGAGTGGATTAAAAAATACATCGAAATTCAGATGGAAAGGTTGCGTGACGGTGAGATAAAAAACCCTACTGTAAAATCCAGACGATTATGTTCTCAGATTCTCGCAGATAGAGTGCCAAACCTTCGCCTGAAGGATGTTGATACAAGACTCATTGCAAAAATTATTGATGAATATAAGGCAGAGGGAAAGCACAGAATGGGCCAACTGATAAGAAGCGTACTAAACGACGTGTTCAAAGAGGCGCAGCATGCTGGCGAGGTTGATCCTGGCTACAACCCAGCCTTAGCTGTAAAAAATCCAATAGCCAAAGTAAAACGAAGCAGACTTAGCATTGAACAATGGAAGTTGATTTTTGAAAGCGCAGGCTCTTTACCTCCTTGCGCTCAAAATTCTATGCTTTTGGCTTTAGTAACCGGGCAAAGGATAGGTGACATAGTCGAGATGAAGTTTAGTGACATTTGGGATAATCACCTTCATGTTACCCAAAATAAAACCGGAATGAAGTTAGCTATCCCCTTAAATTTAAGGTGCGATGCAATCGGGTTGACTCTGGCTGATGTTATTAGTAAGTGTCGCGATAGAGTAGTAAGCCCTTATCTGATCCACCATGTTAAGCATCACGCTTACGGTAAAGCGGGATCTCACGTTCCAGAAAAAACGATATCAAGATATTTTAAGGAGGCAAGAGATAAAGCAAATATTACCTGGCCTAAGGATTGCACTGCCCTTCCGCCGTTTCATGAACAGCGCTCGCTTTCATCAAGAACATACAAAGCTCAGGGTATAGATGTCAAAACTCTTTTAGGGCATAAAACCGAAGCAATGAGCGTAATGTATGGAGATGATCGTGGTCTAGAATGGAAAAAAGTTGTGATTTAAACAGGGAGTTTTGGGGAATTATTTTGGGGATGTTTTGGGGAAAGAGTTTTATAAATTAAATTCAGTCACTTAGAATTTAGCGAATTGCTCCAGAAACAGTCTTCCACCAGCAACGCATGAATCAACAGCCAGCGCTCCCGCTGGCTGTTTTCTTTCAGCCCTCTCCCTCCCGTGCTAATGTAGCAAGCTACGTATTGGCTAATCACAGGTGAAATCGTTATGTCTGATGACGTGACCGGGACGACAACCCATCAGCAGCTAATCAGCTTATTAACCGAGCAGGAGGCGCGCTTTCGTGTGGTGGCGCATGAGGCCGTAGGGAAATGCGAAGCGGTCAGTGAAATTCGCGGGACCGATCTCCGCCAGGGAGCAAAAGCGCTGGTCTGTAAGGTAAAAGGCAACGGCGTTAAGAAACATATTCTGGCAATCCTCGCCGCCGATCGGCAGGCCGATCTGAGCCTGCTGGCCAGCCATTTCGGAGGGCTAAAAGCATCTCTCGCCAGTCCGGCCGAAGTGGATGCGCTTACCGGCTGCGTTTTCGGCGCCATTCCCCCCTTCAGCTTTCACCCGGATCTGACGCTGGTCGCCGATCCGCTGCTGTTTGAGCGCTTCGACGAGATCGCCTTTAACGCCGGTCTGCTGGAAAAATCGGTGATTATGGATACCCAGGACTATCTGCGTATCGCCCGTCCTGAACTGGTGTCGTTCCGTAAACAATAAATACAGAGGCTGGCTAACGGTCAGCCGTTTTCCAGCAGCAGCACGGAAGCAATCAAAATAATCGCGATGATAAAAAACGATGAGGAGATAATCAGCGTTTCGACAAACATAGGATCGTTCAT